AAAGGCTTTGACGATAGCGTCATAGCCGAATATTCTAGCCGTGTTCCGGGTGGAATGACCCTGAAACCTAAAACCGAATCACTGGCCTTAAAGGCATTTGGAGCAAAATAATGGCATGGCATGACGACTCACACGTGATCACTTGCAACGGCATCGTGATTTGGGAAGCGGTAACCAAACCCGACATCAACGAGAACTCCGGCAATCAATCCTGGAACCTTCGCGTTGCTGTCGACCCGAACGCGCCGGAAGTTGCCGAGCTGCAAGAGCTTGTTGTCCGGGCGCTGAAGAACAGCAGCAAACCGAACGTCAACCTGAACAACCGCGGCAACAACCCGATCAGCCAGATCGACCACGCCAAGTTCCCTGAGCTGCCGGCCAATTACCTGTGCTTCAGCGCTGGCACCATCCAAGGCGCGCCGCCGGTCATGGACGCCAACGGCGCCGAAATGCAACCGATGACGTATGGCCCGAAGCTCTACAACGGTACGGTTGTTCGCTTGTTGGTCCACGCCTATGCCTACGACAACAAGCAAAAGGGCGTCAACTACGGCCTGGACGGCGTGCAGATCATCGATGGCAACGCCCCGCGCCTGGCGATCGGTGCTGCTGGCCTTTCCAAAGACGTGGTTAAGTCGGCGTTTGGTGGTGTAGCAGCGGCAGCTCCAGCCGCCACTACTCAGGCCCCGCCACCTCCAGCTGTCACCGGCAATCAACCACCTCCACCGCCGCACACCGACTACATGGACACCCCGCCACCTCCACCGGTAGTCGAGGCAGTTTTCCCGCCGGTAGGCTGGTGGCCGCACCCACAGGCGCCAGGCAAGTTCTACAACGCTGGCAACGAGGTTCTGACCGAAGCGCAGTTACGCGCTCGCGGTTAACCGATCGGCAATAAACTAGGGCGGCTTCGGCCGCTCTTTTTGTTAGGAAATTGATATGACCGCCATTGCCCCGCCACCTCCTCCGCCGTTATTGGCCGGTTTTCAAATGCCTGTTGGGCCCTACGTGACCACCATCCTCGCCGAAGGTGACTTCGAAACTTTTAGTACTGCCGGATTCGTATGGCAGGCGCCGACGGAAAAAAAGCCATATGGGTCTTGGGCCTGTTTACCGGGCGCTGCGCAAGGTAAAAAAGGCTTGAGCGTCATCGGTGCCCGCATTTATGCAGAGCACGCCTCAACAGAGGTTCTGACATTCACTTATGACCTTAAAGATGGCAAAGGCAAACGCCGCTGGCGCCCTGGAATGCCCAACCCCCAGGACCTTTTCGATCATCTTGCCGGCGGCGGGTTGTTCCTCGCGCACAACGCGATGTTCGAGAAGTTGATTTGGGAGTTCGTCTGCTGCCGCAAATACGGATGGCCGATGTTCGACTACCGGCAGTTTCGCTGCTCGGCGGCCAAGTCGCGGGCGTGGGGGCTGCCCTCCTCACTGGCTGACGTCGGTTCGGTGTTGCAACTGGCCACGCAAAAGGACAAGGAGGGCACCCGGCTGATGAAGCTGTTCAGCTGGCCGCGCGACCCGACAAAGAAAGACCCCCGTTGGCGCATTCTGCCCTCCGATGAGCCGGAAGAGGCGGAGAAGTTCTACAACTATTGCGATACGGACGTCGAGGTCGAAGGCCTGATCAGCGAACAGGTGCCCGACCTCATCCCGCAAGAGCTCGACTACTACCTGGCTGATCAGGCGATCAACCGTCGCGGTATTGGTGTTGACCTGGAGATGGTGCACCACTGCATCGCCATCGTGAACCAGGTGCTCGACGCCTACGATGATGAGATGTTCCGGCTGATCGGCCTGCGCACCAGTCAGGCTCAGAAGCTCGTTGCGTGGCTGGCGAACGAGGGAGTGGTCGACCAAAACGGCCGGCCGGTGAGCTCGCTTGCCGCCAAGGATGGCAACCTCGAATTCCTATATGACACGCGCAACGACTACCCAGCGCTGGTCAGCCGCATCCTCGAACTGCGCTGCCTGTGCGCTTCGGCGTCGGTCAAGAAAGTGTTTGCGATGGCCAACCACGCCAATTGCGAAAGCCGTCTCAGTGACCTTTTCATCTATCACGGGGCGCGCACCGGCCGCGATACCCACGCCGATGTGCAGCCGGGCAACCTGCCCAAAGCCGGCCCGGACTTGCGCTGGTGCGCCGACGAGACCTGCCTGCGCCCATACGGCAAGGCCAAGGGTTGCTGCCCGTGGTGCGGCGCCTCTGCGGCTTTCTCTTCTGAGGAAAGCCCGCAACACAAAGACAAAGGTTGGTGCTTTGAAGGGGTCGAGCCTGTACTGGAAATCATCGCCACGCGTTCAATGGATGCGTTGAATTGGTTTTTCGGAGACGCCCTACTCTGCGTATCTGGGGTTATCAGATCTCTATTCATCGCGGCGCCCGGCCATCGACTGATTTGCTCCGACTATTCCAGTATTGAAGCAGTCGTAACCGCCACAATCAGTGGCGAGCAGTGGCGTATCGAAGCCTTCGAACGCAAGGAGGACATCTACCTGCACGGCGCGGCATCCGTTACTGGCAAAACCTATGAGTGGTACATGGCGAACGGCGGGAAGAAACACCCTGACCGACAAAAGGTAGGGAAAATCGCCGAGTTGGCATTGGGTTTTCAAGGATTTAGCGGGGCCCTGTTTGCCTTTGGGTTTGACGGCGATAAAGCGGCAGCTGATGAAGTTTGGAAAGCCTGGAGGGCCGCAAGTCCGGCGATTGTCGAAATGTGGGGCGGGCAATTCCGGGGCTTACCTTGGGCGCCTACCAGCTTTGAATTTTTTGGCTTGGAAGGCATGGCCGTTTTGGCAGTGCTCAACCCAGGTAAGGCATACGCCTATCGAGGTTTTGAGTACCAGGTTCTTGAGGACGTGCTGTATTGCAAGCTGCTGAGCGGGCGTCGCCTGGCCTACCACAAACCGCGGCTGACCTACGATTCTAAGCGTGACGGCTGGGCAAAAGTCTACAGCTTGACCTATATGACCTGGAACACTAACCCCACCTATGGCGCTCGCGGGTGGGTTCGCATGGAGACATACGCCGGGCGCTTGTTCGAAAACGTCGTGCAGGCGACCGCCCGGGACATCATGGCCATTGCAGTCGTGAAGCTTGAGCGCTCCGGATATCCAGTGGTATTACGCGTGCACGATGAAATCGCCGCTGAAGTCCCTAACGGTTTCGGATCATTGGCTGAATTCGAGTCGATCATGTGCGATTTGCCCGACTGGGCCAAAGGCTGGCCGATACGTGCGGCGGGCTATGAGGCTGTTCGGTATCACAAGGACTGACTTATGAAAATTTGCAGTACGTGCAGAGAATCAAAAGACTTTTCTGAATTCGGGAAAAACTCATGCAAGAAAGATGGACTCTGCGCGGCGTGCAGGGTTTGCCGAAATGCGCGAAGACGTTCCGCATATTACAAAGACCCCACAAAATCTATAGAAGCGGCATCAAAATGGAATAAAGAAAACAGGGTTCGAACCAGAGAAACCGCCCGGCTGCGCTACTTAAAAAATCCCTCGCCGTACAGAGAAGCCGCAAAGCTCTACTACTGGGACAACGCGCCGTTAGTTAAAAAGTATCAAAAGAAATGGCGGCAAGAAAACCCCGCTTTATGTCGCGCGCTCTCCGCCGCTAAAAGGGCGCGAAAAATGAAAGCGACCCCACCCTGGCTAACTCCGGAAGACCACTTTCAGATCATGCTTATCTATGCACAGGCAGCTTTGATGACTGAAGCTTCTGGCTCTGTCTATCACGTCGATCACTACGTACCGTTAAAGGGCGAGAATGTTTGTGGCCTGCACGTACCCTGGAATCTCCGGGTAATAGAGGCCGCCGATAACCTTCGCAAGAAAAACAAAATGCCCGAGGAACTCCTAGACTGGGTGACGGGGAAGACGAACGGTATCACAAAGATTAATTAGGGCTTGACGGGTGGGTTAAAGGCTAATAACCTACCCAATCACAAAATGCAAGGAGCTTTCCAATGATCGGCACCATCACCGCAATCCTTTACGCCATGGCGTGCGCCAGCTGCACGCCCGAGCCGCAAGCGATCTATCTGACCGCTGAGGGTCCGGCAATCTGCTTCGCAACCGCTGCGGCCCAGAACGTTGAGCTGACAGGCACCAATATCCGCTACTACTGCGACGGAGACGAAAAATAATGGTGGCTGGACTAAGTCCGGCCTTGATCGTAAACCTTGCTCAGGGACATTGATGCGGCGTTGGCGGCAACTGTCACTGTTCCGCTGGTGTCCCGAGCGCCTGCAAGAACCGAAATGTTTCCCGCCGTCCCGCCGGTCCGAACCTTGCCCCAGATGTGGGCTAAAAGCGTTTGGCCCACCACTGAAGATGCCCCGGACGTACCACTTGCCGCCAACGCCGCGGTAGGCCAGAAATGCCCAGTGCGGTTGGATGTGCCCGAAGTGTTGCTCACGAATATATCGAGCTGCAGGTTTGGCACAGCGCCACTTGGCAGCGACATCCCAAGCTTGAGAGATTCGGTCGTCACGCTGCTGGTATAAGGCACGACGATGTCCACGTCGTAGGCGGCGTTCACTTCCAGCGGCAAAGACATCCCGGGCATGGCTGTCAGCGTCGTACTCGAACGCGTCACCGCCGCGTTGTTCTCTGCATACATCACCGGTAAAGCCAGGTTGTACGTCTGGAGAAAGATCGGGTTTCCGCCGTCTGTGGACAGCACGATATCGCAAACATCCCACTGGAAGATCAGCGCATCGCGCGAGCCATTCCCGTAGGACAGCCGACTGCCGATGCTGAACAGAACGTTGCCCTGGCCAGCGTTGCTCACACGGACGTTAAATCCCAGCGGCAATGCATCCGGGAAGGTCAGGGTGATAGTGCCGGTGCCGTTGTAGAAGAAATGACCGCCGCTATCTGCCGCAACCATGGTCCGATTTGCGGTCAAAGCAACTGGAGGGTTGAGCCGAGATGCCTGATTTGCGAGTTCGCGGGAGCTGCTCATTTATCACCTGTCAAAGAGGTAGCCGCGAACGCGAATAGTGAGACCGCCCACGGTGACTAAAACGCTGTTGATCATGTAGGTGAGCTGCTGGTTGCCATTGACCACAACATCATATTGGCCACCGCCGCCCCCTTTGATCGCGAGCAAAAAGTTGTTCGGGCCGACCGTGCCAAAGTCAGGAGTGCTCAGGTAGACGTCGTTTGGCGAGCTGTTATCGATCAGCGCGTAAAGGATTCGGCAGGTAAGCGGCACGATGTTGGCGGCGTTGACGTTGACCGACGCCGTACTGGTAGCCAGGCTCAACAGCGTAGCTTGCGATACCGCAGCGCCACCCGGTGGAGTGAAGTCGATCCGGTTAGCCCGCTCACCCTCTTGGCTGTGAACGAAAGGCATCGTCTTGGCGTCCGTGCCGAAATAAAGCGAGCCGAGATAACGACGCGTGGGGTCGTTGGATTTGGTGCGCGCCGTGGCTTGATAGGGCACTGCAGGTGGTGTCGCTGAAGCTTCGAACTTCAGGTCACCGGCATCGTTGGCGATGTAGAAATGGCGCCACGCGCTAACCACTCCGGTAACCATCACGCTCATATCGTTTTGCGACAGTGCCCTGAGCTGGCCGGGGATGTAGGCCACGCCTGGCGAAAGGCCGATTGTCTGGCCATCCGAACCGACGCTGAGTTTCAAACCTGAAAGCCGCGAATCCTGAACGTTGTATGCCATTACGTTGTTACCTCCGTGTTATCCGAAACGCGCAGCCATTTTGTGCCGTTGCTGAACACCGGGCCTTCCCCGCCGGCCATGTTGGTACAGTAACGCTGCTTGTACTTGTTGCTGGCAGCCGGCGGCAACTGTGCAACCGTGTATGCCAACAGGGCGTCATCCTGTGCACGGATCGCGCTCAGTACCACAACCTGGACCACATCAGTAACCGCCCATGCGCCTGCAGCCAGCACGACATTTGCCCCATCTGAAGCGGCGTAGTCCGTCGGCTGCTGGAGCGCGCCATTGAGGAACACCAGAACAGCGCCGGGCGTGTAGCCATTTGGAACTGCATAACTGGTCTGCCCCGCCGCCCCGCTGGCGATGGTCTCGATGCGGAACACCTGGCCGAGCGCCGCCAATTGCTCTTGCGAGACAATGTCCTTTGGATCGGTTCTCGACCCTAGGTTTTTCATCAGCCCTGTACCACTACGCGGTACTGGCCGGAGGTAGGCGCTGTGCCGAACGTCAGCTGTACGGTGTTGACGCCGTTCGCCACGTTATCGACGATGACCTGCTCGCCGGTCGATACCAGGCGAACCACAACCTGCACGTCCAAGGTGTTGAGGTTATGGGTCACGCTGATAGTGGTCGCCGTGCCGTCACCAATGGTTGCAGCCATCTTCCGCGTTACGACAGCAGGGTCGACGGCTACGACGCCAGCATTGATCGTGACGCCGTTACCTGCTGTGTAGGACGAGCCGCCGCCAAACTGGATAAAGACCAGCGCAGTGGTGCCGAGGGTGATCGGCGCGTCGGTGCTCTGCAGCCAAGCACTGTTGCCTTGCGTCGAACCCTCGCTCACGAAGACTGCCGCGCCAAGGGCCTCAGCACCGCTATCAAAGTCGCTAGCGCGCGTCCATGCGCCGGAAGCAACGAGGTAAATGCCATTGGCCGAACCGGTGGTTTGGTTCTTGACGAGCACTCGTTCGCCAGCAACCAGGCTCACACCGTCCACGGTCTGAAGCCCGGACAAGGTCAGGTTAGCGGTCGATGCAGCTCGAACGGGTTGCTTCCAGCTGTAGCCGGCAATTGCGGCCTGCAGTTGAGCGAGAGTGACGGGCTGCTGGGCGAGGGTTGCGTCCGGCAGGTTGTTGACCGGAAAGCCGGCGGCGTCGAGGGCATTGGTTAACTTCATTGCGGGTTACCTCAGTTGATGTATGCGGTTCCCGCAAAGGGGCTGCCGTGGATGACCTGGATTATGTTTGCATCGACGTACTTTACATCGGGCTCGATGCGATTGCCCGCTGAGTCGACAACCGTCACGGAGGGAAAGCGGTTCAGGTTGTGCGGGATTGTCCAGGTACCCAGCGGGATTGTCTGGGGCCAGATGAACGTCGAAGCTTGGCTACCGCCAATAGGGATTGCAGGCTCAAGCCCGAGCGTGATCGATGGTGACTTGGCCAGCCCTAGAACGAGCTGGCGCCGACCGGGTTGAAGCGAAAGGGCGATCAGCTCAGTCATACGGTCGGCTGCGTGATGTCTTGAATGACGTTGACTTCGATCGTTGAGGTGCTCTGAACGTAGCCATCAGAAGTCCGTGTCAGGTCGATGTCCATCAAATACTTGCCGAGCTTCCATAGCCGCGTTTCACTGGCGGGTACGAACAGGGTCAGAAGGCGAGTGGTTGCGGGGTCAGCCCATGCGCAGGTGACTTGGGCGAGCAGCGGGTTTCCGCCGCCACGGATTTGGCAGGTAGGCACGAAGTCGGCGAAGTATCCGTCGGCAAAGTCTGCTGGCACCGGCCATGCATAGTCGAATGTTGCGCCGCGCTTGTGATCCATCTACCCACCTATCTTGCATCGCGACTCAAGGGATCGGACGCGCTGTTGCAATCCTATCACTTGGGCGCGCTGGAGGTCGATTCCGGCGGCGAGACCCAGATAAGCTGATTCAGCATCGGGGTTAAGTCGGAAGGTGCTTCCATTAGACTGGCCGCTGTCGGTTCCGGGCTTTGCCACTCCGGAGGCGGGCACACATTGGCCGTTGACTTGCAGGCGCTGAGCGCCGCTGCGCAACTGACGAGCAAGAGCAATCGATTTATTTTGTGCATTGTCTCGGGCCTTTTGATAGTCGTTTGCCTGCTGGGCGGACTCTGTCGCCAATTCGCGCTGTAGCTTCGCGGTGTTTTGGATTGACTTTATCCGGTTATCTGCAATGGCCATCGCGCTCACCTTTTCGTCCCTGTCCGCCTTGACACTTTCGAGTCGCAGATGCTGGTAGCCGATTACGCCGCAGGCAGCGAGGGCCAACCATACCCAAAGTGGAACCAGCCTCAGAAGGCTCACACCAAAACGCTCAGCGCGAGCCTGTACCGCTCTTTGCGGTCGTCCAGGCCATTGGTTCCGCCATTGATGGACTTGGTCAGGTCAGTGAACCGATCGGCGTCAGCCAGGGCGTTCAGGTTGCGGGTCGTCCAGTACCAGACGGCGGATTTGGCGGCCCATTCCGGCTGCTCTAGCAGTTCAGGCGTGCGCAGCAGGCGATCGTCACCGAATAGGGCCTTACTGGCCTTGGCGTAGTTGTCGCGCCCGGTAACCTGGATCAGCCCACGGCCGGCAAACTTGGCACCATCACCCGGTTGAGTGTTGCCCAGGTCCTTGCGTCCATCGTACTTCTTGAAATAGTCCGGACCGCCAAGCTCTTTGGAATAGACGAACGAAAGGGTTTCGTGGCCGACCTGCGCGAGGAATGCTGCGCGGCGCAGTCGGGTATTGATCGCACCGGAGTCCATAGCGAGGGTGAGCGCTGGGGCCCATTTGGCGGCACGAGCCAAGGGCATATTGGGTACGGCTTTAGAAAGGAGCTCAGGAGTCATCAGGCTCTACCTACTTTGGGAATGAAGCGTGCGACGTTGCCGTGTGAAAGCAGCAAAAGAATAAATAGCCCACCGGAGGCACCAACGTGCAGCACTTGCGGGCCGAAGGCTCTCGGCTCGATCGCGCCCGTGAATAGGCCCATACCCAAGCCCGCATTACTGCACGCAATGGCTGCGGCCAGGAAAGAAATGCCCCAACGCTGTCGAGCGCCGCGAGGCTGGTAGCAGCCGATGGTGATTGCGATGCCAAAGTGGCAGATGATCCGCGTCACTTGGAAAATGCTATCAAGCTCCATCTGAGTCGCCCCGCTTTTTTAGAATCGGAATGCGATCTAAGATACCTTCAAGCCAAGCTGGCAAGGGGCCATTCCTGTCAACGACATGATAGAACGCTGTAAAGATGACCGCAGCCAGGGCCGATAGTGCCGCTGCCGGAAGCATGGCTTTCTCTTGCCAAGGGGGTCCGCCACCGAACCAAAACACCCCCGCCGCGTAACCGATGCCGAACGAAAACAGGGTGAGCTTGATACGCTGCCAACCAGTGGTGGAACCAGGCGAGGGGACGAAGAAAAAGCACCCTGCAGCGGCACCAGTGGCCGCCCAAGGGTTGATCGAAAGCAAGATAATGCAGATCACGGCGCCAAGCGCGTTGGAGCATTGTTCGGACATCACGGCGCCCCTTAATGGTTTGCCGTGAAGTTTATCACATCAACCTACCAGTTCAGCAGATGCTTCCCAGCTAAAAGGTGTTGACGCTGAGTTTGACGTCGCGGTGTTGACGGTAAAGGTGGTCGCAGTGACTGCCGAGACATAAAGAGGCGCTGCCATTGCGCCATTCGGGGTGACGCGGATACCCGACAGTGACGGCAGACGGCTGAGCCCGTGGTTAACGACGAGGGAGGTTGCACCAGCAGGCAGCGATGCGATGTCAGCCTTGCGCGCCACAAAGCCACGGTTCGCCGAGTTGGTGAAGTTTGCACAGGTTGACCCGAACATGATCGAGCCGCTTTTGTTTGCACCAAACACGTTGCCGATAGCGTTGAAGTCGCTGCAGTTATCAACCAGGGCGCCGTAGAACTGCTGTGTGCCATCCCCGGTGTTCTGACCCAGGGTGAACCGAACACTGTTGACAACGTAGAGCCCGGAAGCCCCACCACTTACATCGACGCTGTTTGTGGAGAAGTCGGTCCCAATTACGGAGAAGTCGCTGCAACCGGAAGCAAACAAGCCTGCAGCGCCAGAGTTGAATAGTTGACCATTTGTCACGGAGAAGTGGGTGCAGTTGATAAAGCTCAAGCCGTTGCCACCAGTGCCCCGGCCATTGCTCGCCCAGCAGTTTACGAACTTGTTGTAGTGCGCGGCATTGAAGATCGCCCCGGTATCCGTGCTGTCCCAAAAGCACGACTCGAAAGTGGAGTAGCGCAGACCAGCCGACCCCAAAGCGTCACAGGTGAATGCGGCGTGACCGCCAATGCCGTCACCCTTGCCCAACATCAAAGCTTCCAGTCGACCAACTACGCGGAATTGCCCAAGCGCGAAACGAGTTTGATCGTTGGTGATGGCAAACCAATTGGTCAAGATGACGTCGTTCATGAATCCGGAGTCAGCATGGAACCGGAATCCGGTGCTCATGCAGTCGTACGCGCGTACGTTGTCGAGGATGTGGGCGCTACCGCCACGGAACCACCAACCATCCCATGCGTTGGAGACGATCACGCCATGAGCGTTGAAGTTCGAACCGGCAATCTCAACCCCCGAAGCACCGGCCTCTGGGGTCGTGGCGTAGGTGATTTCAAGATTCGCCAGGGCGGTGAAGTTGGCCGTCGAGCGCACTGCCGGAGCGTTGTTGGTCAGAGAGCGCAGCATCGGCCCTTGAAGGCTGGTGCCCTCAATCGTGACAAACGGCTTATCGATCAGTAGGGTGCCAGTAAAGTTGAACCAACTGTTTGGGATAACCACCTTGCCGCCGCGCGCAGCGAAGAAGCTGTTACCAACCGCTTTAATCGCAGCATTGATCGCCGCCGTACAGTCCCAAGTCTTGTCGGTCTTCGCCCCGGCCTGCAGGATGTTGATCACGCCGCCGTGCTGGAGCAGCCAGAAGCCGCCGTCAGTGGCCGCAATTACCGTGCAGCCATCTTCAACCTGACCGCCCACCGTGGACGCGACGTAATCGCCGTGCCCGCCGTCACCCGGCAAGTAGTAGCCCGCCGTTCTGGCATATTTGCTGTTGCCACTGGTCGGCAGTGAACGAAGCGCTGCGATAGAGGTTGCGCTCTGAATCGATCCACCCACCAAGCTTGCGCCATTCGGCTGCGCGAGTGCGCTGCGCAACGTGGCATCGCCGACAGATCGGAAGTTCGCCTGTTCGCTAGCCCAGGTTCCGGTAGTAACATACGGCAGCGTCAGGTTCGGCGAGGGCTTGTAATACTCGCCGTCTTTGTTGAACACCTGATTCGGCAGGCTGATCGTAATGCCCGCCGCATAATTGACAGGCGTCGTGTAGATATAGCCTTGCTGGAGTAATGATGCTCGGGCGTCGGCCTCAATACCTGCCCAGGTCTTGCGGGTCCGCTTGATGCCGCTAGGGCCACGGTCTAGCCAGGTCAGGGCGGTGCTGTTTACCGCAACGTCGAGGTTCTCGGCATTGTCGTAAAGGTCTTTGACCGCAGTCGATCCGAGCGCGTTGCCGGTGTTGTAGGTTGTCATTCTGCGGCCTCAAGTTTTTCAAGACGGGCGGTTAAAAGTTTTTGTGTGCGTCGCATGAGTGCGGATTCCAAAACCAGTGCCTCCTCATACCGAATCCCGTAACGCTCACCCGCTTTTACGGCGGGCACGACTTGGCCGGTTTCTTCGTCTTTTGCACCTTCCTGCGCTTCCCACTCGTCATAGCACAGAAGGCCGTATGCGAACGGATCAAGCCCCGCCTCCTCGAAGGCTGCTTTCACACGTTGGGCGATGACGCCGAAGTGCCAGCGCGCATCCTTGCCCTTGCTTGCCTTGGCGTCTTTCATGCGGAACATCTGGAATTCAACAGCCTGCCAAGCGTCGAGCACCTTGTCAGGGATGACCTTGATGTCGGTCTTGAAGCGCTCGTCAGAGGTCGAAATGGTGCTTGTTGCAGCGAATACCTGCGACCACAGGTTGCCCGCTTTGCCGAGAGAAAGGCCCGATGTGGTAAGCGGGAACAGGGCTGCCTGATCCAGCGACATGAAGTTATCGGCACCAGCTGCAGTTTTTGCAGACCAGTCCATGCGGCTAGTTGCGAAGCCACCGGAGAATGCTGCAGTCTGATAGAGGCGTGCCGAAGCCAGAACCACTTCTGTGCCCGCGTTGTTGCCGCTCCAGCTATCAAGCTTCACAAGAGTGTTGTTGACAGTGGTTGCACCGCCGCGCGTGCCGCGTGTGTAGCAAGGGCCGTCAACCGAGTACTGTTGCAGGATGTCAGACTTGACGTATGACGCCATACCCGAAGATCCTGACAAGTGCCAGCCCATCCGATACCCGTAAGGCATCACAACTGCTTCGTCAGTTGCCAACGAGTTGGAGTAGAAAACCAACCCTTTCTGCCATTTACGGCCAGCGGTGATCACGCCTAGGGCTGCCGTAGAATCTACGTCGCCGAGAGCACTGAGCCAAAGGCCAACCGTGACGCCGGTCGTCTCACCGGGTTGCTGATAGGGGTTTGACGAAATTACTGGTGCATAGTTGAACGAACTCAGCTCGGCGCCGAAAGTGTTGCCTGTGCCGGCCAGTGCACGAATACCTTCACCATAGAAACCCCAAGCTGTCTTTGGGGTTGCGGTGTTGTCGTTGTAGGCTTGGCCAGCAGTACCGATAGAAGCCTGGTCCGCGCCGTTGCGAGCTGATGTGTAAGTGAAACCCGACACCCCGCCAGCAGCACGGTTAGATGCGCCCATGAGCTGCGCAGCGAGCAGGCGCCCGGTTTTCTTCTGGTTGGTGTACGCGGTATCGCCCACGTAGATCGTGCCGTACTGGTCGACACCACTGAAACGAAAGATCGTGCCAGTGAGCCGGGTCGTGTCGGTCTGGTAGGCTGGCGCTACGCCTGGCAAGCCCACAATGTCCGCCCCAGGTGGCAGCCACCACGTGGCTGCAGACGTTGCCGCACTCAACGCGTAGGAGCGGGTTCCAAGCTCAACCGGAGGACCCCGATGGACGCCGCCATTGGATAGCGATTCCGCGTAGGCGGCAGCCGCGTTGAATGCCGCCAGGTCATCCGTAACGCCGTCACCGACAGCGCCAAAATCTGAAATCTGAAGGTTCCCGCGCAGAAGCAGCAGGGAGGCCGGGAACCTTTTAGCGATAAGATCCTGTTCCCCAACAAACACATCGGTGCCTTTTATCGAACTAGCGAGCGGCAGCTCGCTTAACTTTTTTGTCTCAAGCTCTTCGGCCATGTTGGCTACTCCGTGGTCAGGCCGAAGCCATCTTCAGTGGTCAAAATAAAGCCGTCCTGAGTGGTCAGCGCGTAGCTTATCTGCAGCGGCCACTCGCGGTTCATGGCGTAATCAAGAATCCCGGCGTCAATAATAAAGCCAGGAAATAAGCCCCAATCTTCTGGCATCTGCGCCCTTTCCCTTAATTCAAGTTCTGCGGTGACCGACCATAGGTCCGGCCCTACCCGCGCAGGCCCTTTATAAACATCGGTGAATCGACAGGTGTACTCGGTGAGCCCCAAAACCGGGTGATTGAGAGGGCACTCGAACCACAAAACCCCATCGTTGATTGCGTCCCGAAACCACATCGCGAAAGCTCGCGCCTCGGTGCTGCTGAAAAGCCAGGAGATTTGAGCACCTTCCGGAACATCCTTGAAGCGCCGGCGCTGACGAGCCCGTCCGCTGTCGAGCTGCGACCGCATCAAAGGCGAGATGAGCTGGTAGGTGCGTCCCGAGTGCAGGCCTAGCGGTAGCTCTTTTGGATATTCGATCATGGAGCCATACTCAGGAGCTGAAGGATCTGTGTCATTTTTCTAATCTGCAGCCGTTGTGGGCAAAGGATAATATCGCTAAAGGGTCTAGATTCATCAGTCAGGGCTAAGGCTATAGTCGTCGAGGTAGACGCGTTCATCATAGCGCATTGCCTCGACCGTGGCACTTTCAAACCCTTGAGGGTCGACCGAGGTGATCAGAACCGGGTAGGTCCAGCGTACGGCTGGCCCGAACATCAAGTGCGGAGGGTCGTAGTTATTTTCCCAATCGACCTCCGGCTCAAAGTCCAGGCTATTGATCGCAAAACGGTACTCGTCAATGCGGGTAGCTACATATGGCCCGCTCGCCGTTCCGTCGGGGCGACGAATAGCGACCATGTGGACTCCGGCAGCCGACCAGTCCAGTGGCTCAGAGGATTCAACGACCACGTCATCGGCGCGGCGCAGGTAGTCGATCATCAAAGCCGACTGGCCGTAGCCGGGCACGTCGTCGCATACCGCACAGTAGCTCAGGTATCGACTGTTGAGCGCATCCATCTCTGTACCCCAGCTGAAGGTTTCGCGGCGATAGACCTGCGCGCGGCGGCGGCGCATACCGATCTGATAGGCCTTGTCGCGGTTGGTCACGCCTTCAACAGTGACCTTCTCGATCTTTATGCCGATGTCCTCGCCCGGTAGTTGGCAATCGACCGTCTCCTCGGTCCATGAACGACCATCGACGTAAGTAACCTGGACGCCGTCATAGTCTTCTGGCCCCGGGGTAGAGATGACTCGCGAGAGCGCCTCAGTGAAGTTCTGGGGGGTATACATTTGCTCGAACGTAGAACGCGGCTCATCGCGAACGGGTCGAACCAACCCGCGGTCGACTGTGATTTCAGCAAAGCCCGCCGCCAGGATCTCGTTGAGCACGTCCTTTGCAGTGGTCTCTTCGGTGATCGCCTTATTGTACTGGTCGGAACGGCTGTACCAGACCCCGTCATTGAGCCGGTCGAACTCCAGCAGATCGATATCCGCATCTGTGTAACCGAGAGTTTTCAGGACGTAGATTGCCGCTGGTGCCAGCTCGCGAGTCGCCAGGCTGCCAATATTTCCGCCACTGCGGCGAGACGGCAGGATCCGCGTGCCGATGACGTTGATCAAGCTTTCGGTCTGCGAGCTGATACGGTCTGAGACCTGAACCCGCAGACCCATAGTTGTGACGCCGGCATAGGTAGGCGGTGCCGTTAACAGCGATTTGAGGCCGTACCACTGGATAGTATCGTGCCATGCGATATTGGTGCCCTGTGGTGTGCGCTTGCGCATACGCACCTCGGGCCGCATCGGATAGGGCAGGCCGATTCTGAAGGTGTAACCACCCTGATCAAGGGTGTTGTTGCTCTGGGTATTGGCAATTGTGGTGAAGGGTGCTGACGGCCCAAGCGCCATGTCGCGCCATTGGACGTCCCAATAAACGAACAGGTTGCCTACACTTCCGCTATTGCTGACCGCTGCCAGGCCTTCCGGAAAGAAAAGGTCATATTCAATCAGGCTGGTAAGCTCCCGCTCAGGGCACGCCGGGAACGGCCCGCGCCATCCGCCCTCAAGCCCGGCAGTGTCGACCGAGACGGTGCCGTCATTGACCGTTGTGGTCTCGAAGCCGGGGAAGCTCGAGTCGAGTCCGCCCGACTCGTCCAATCGACTGACCGTGATCGATGACGTCGAGAAAGCAACGATCTTGAACAGCAAACCCTTGGGCCCAATGGATGCACGACCGGTGCCGAGCTGCAAGTTATTCGCCGGGCCGCCCCAATCATAATTGAGCGTCATCGACGGCACCCCCGGGTCATAGGTTGCGACGGTGTACTGACCAGCATTCGCCCCGGCCACTTCGATCTGGTCGCCCACTGATGGGCTCAGAACACCCAGTGGGCCAGTAATCACGTCGCGTGCGCCCGAGGAGCCCTCTGTCACTGTGTAATTGTAGGGAGCGATCACGCGCAGATTAAGGCCAACCGTCCAATCACTTGGAAAGGACCCCGCGCCACTCGGAATCGAAATCGTATAGCCGCTGAATGTTAGCGAACTCGCCGGGGCCGTTGGCGTAATTGCTGTGGAGACGGTGAGCTCAAGACCTGCAGCGCCAGTCGATACGGCCCCTACTTCAGCGGCTGCGTGCCACCACTGGAACCAGGTCTGCGAAGTGATGTCCTGACCCGGTTCGTTGATCTGATATTGCGCCTCGTCGCCGAGCGC